TGCTTCTGCCTTTGCTTCATCTTGATTGAAGAATCCGTATGCTGCACCAGCAACCATACCAACTGGACCTAATAGAGAACCCAACGCAGCACCTTTTGCTACACCTTTTATTTTGTCTTTACCAGAAGGTTTTAGTTGTTTCTTAAGTTTATCACCCTCTGCTTTGCTTATCTCACCCTTTTTGACTTTTTCATCGATCGCGGATGCTTTATCGCTGTCGCCTTTCCACCAATTGGTTGCTTGACCTGCTTTTTCACCTAACCATTTACCGCCACCGCCACCAAGGAACCCTCCAACAAGCGCACCTCCAACACCACCAACAGCAGTACCAAGTGGACCAAGCGCAGAACCATACGTAGCACCTAATAGTGCACCGCCAGCAGCACCTGCTGCAATACCCGTACCTTCTCCGACTGCCTTTGATTTTTCTATTCTAGCAGTTTTTTTGGTTTTATCTTTTTGGTCTAAACCTTGTGCTTGAGTGAGTTCTCCTCTAGAAACCTTCTCATCGATTTCTTTATTTGCAGCACCTTCTTGTTGTTTCGCGTCTTGGTAACCAGTATAACCTTTATATGCACCATATGCTACACCAGCAACGCCTGCTGTTACTGCGGCACCAGTTGCTAAAGCACCCATTCCCAGACCGCCCATGGTTGCACCACCAGCAACTTTTGCAGCAGTATCAAGTATACCACCACCACCGCCGCCTCCGCCACCTAAACTTGCCCCGTTTGTTTCAAACCAAGATGCAAGAAATTCCATTTTCTCTAGGAGTTTTTTTGAGATATCAAGTGAATCGGTGGAATTATCTTGTAACACAGTTAATGCAGCGCCAACTGCCGCCATTCCTGCTAGAGTATTATCTGCCGAAATTCCAGCAGAATCTTCTTGCTTTTCGCTCGAGGATGGTTCTAATGCTTTATTAATTTCATCTTTACTGACTGGTTTACCGTCTTTTCTATATGAAAAATCTTGGTCGGAAGCAGGAGCAATTCCTTGTTTTTCTAGAGATTTAATTTGATCATCTGTCAAATCAGATAATTTATCAATAGGTTTAAACTCTTGTTTTCCTGGTTTCTTACCTTGATCTAATATTTCTTCAATAACTTTTTTGAACATGTCTGCAAGAGATTCAGTACCAGATTCATTTGCGTTTTCTTGCAGTTTCGCCAATTCGCGTTGGCGTTTATCTTCGTCAGTGGTTAATACTCTATCAAGCATTCCACCTTCGGGTCTGAAACTTTCTTTAAGACCCGAAGCAAAACCAGATGCGCTACTAGATATAAATCCTTTGGCAACCTTTGCGATACCTCGTACGTTTTTCTTAACTGGTTCTTTATCAGTATCAAACCCGACTTCTCTTCCCATTCTGTTTAAGAATGTATCTTTCTCGCCAGTAAGAGTAATACCTTTTGCTTTAAACAATTCTTCTTTCGCTTGGTCCTGCATACTGGAACCAAGTGCTTGTAATTTAGGATTGTTTGATTCCACCATTTTGTCTGCGAGACCAACGATTTTACCAATCGCTTTTTCAAATTCGCTCATGTTTTTAGTCTGGAGTTTTGTTATTTCCTCCACCATTTTTTTGACCAAATCTTCTTGGTCTTCATCCATTTTACCAACAATGTCAAGAGCGACGTCACGAAAATTCTTACTGAAAGTCGATATCATAGATTGTGTCGCAGAAGGATTTGCTTCCGAAGTTGATGCTGTGTTTACTGCAGCAGAAATCTTAGCAAGTTGTTCTTCCTTGCCAATGCCTCTTTTTGGCGCAGAACCAGATTGAGCGATTGTGCGTCCTTGCCCCAGACCTGAACCAGCAGTTCCTTTGTCGTTTTTTGGCCCAGTAACTTCGTCTAAATCGTTCATTAGTCCTGATTCTCTGCTTTCTTTTTGAGATGTGTTAGTAACATCCCAATGTAAACTTCCCTCTCCCACGGTATCATATTTTCTAACTCAGTTAAACTATATTTATGCTCGTGCATCAAAATGAAATTAACTTTGTAGAAATTCATCAAGTTGTCATGAGAAAGGGTTATCCGAAAAAATTTTCAACACCATCCACAACTACACTGTTTTCTGTTTGGCATTTTGGGCAAACATAATCAATGTTATGAAAAATTTTTGGAGAAGTCAAGAAAAATTCAACGATCTTTTCGAATTGCTCGTTTGTTAATCCATCAATAAACTTCGCAACTTCTTCATATCCCTCTTCCGAAGCATTATGAACTTCCTCTTTTGTGAAGATCTTATCTATACACGAAACCACCAAATCAAACATTGGCATATCCTCGCTTGATAATATTTCTGCTGTGGGATACTTCATTATGACACCAATATCACTATCAATCATAATCTTATTACTGTGATCTGGATTTGTTCGTAATTGAATATCATCGAGGTCAAGTGTAGTTGCAGTCTTATGACCACATTCTCCACAAATTAGATTGAACTCAGAATCCTTTCCAATAGACTGCGATCTCAATCTGATAAAAATATTTTGTAAATCAAAGAATGGTAATTTCTCAGCATCAAGGTTACCATTTGAACAAGACTGCACAACTTGCTGCATTGCTCTGACCATATCCGATCTTTCTTGTGACTCTGCTGCTAAAATTAGAATCTTCTCTTCTTTGACCAAAAATGGTCTCATCTTTACCTTTTGTTTGGTCGAAAACACATCAACATCAAATGTTGGTACTGATAATATAGGTAATGTCATAATTTACTCCAAAAAATTAATTTAATTCATTTAAATTGTTTGGGGACCATCCGCCCGATTTTTATATTCTTCACCCTCTGGTGTATATGCGCTTATGACTTCCCATCTCTTATATGCAAAAGTCACAGGCATTCTGAGAACTTCTGAATTGGTTGAGGAAGCAGTTATTGGTGCGATTGATCTTGGAAACGCATCATAAATTCTCCAATGAGCAATAACCTTGTCTTCATTATTCAGAGATACTAAATCAATTTCTGAATAATACTCTTCGGGGTAACTTACATACCTCGAGTATGGATTGATAATTTTGCGCATCCAGTCTCCGAAGAAATCTTTTGCTGTCCAGGATGTATCGCACAAAAACGTAAACGAAATAGAATCTCCACCAAAATCAATAACATTTGCACGTTGTTCATTTAGGTTGTTTATTCTAAATGGTCTAGTTCCAACCAACAATCCTGGGAACATTGCATCTTCAACCATCATAGAAATTAATTTTGGTGATGATCCTTGACTTGTTTGATGATCATTCATAAAAGGAGGCGGTAAAAAGAATGCTTCAAATCGATTTGATCTTGCAAAATCAGTTTTTCTAATCTGAGATAAAAAATCGTTGATGTTATGAAACGTTGGTCTCGCCATTAGAATTTGCTCCTAGAATCTCTGAATACTTGTTCTTTTGTGGCGCCCACAAAGTTCTCGATCGGTAAGAATATTGCTGCCTGCCAGTCTTCAGGATTGACTTTTAAGAATTGCGAGTTAACATGATTGGTCAGGTAATGTTTGATACATGGTTTGACTTCATTCGCGTTCTTCAAATTATTTAACAGATTGTATGACATACGCAACTTGGTTGTTTCAGAATATGTCTTGGTTGTTTTGTAGTCTAACAACTCACCAAGAACTTGTGCCCGTAACATGTAAGGCAGATAATGTAAATTGATTCCATAGAATCCACCTTTTGCTGGACCAAATGGTAATACCAATGGAAAGGTGTCGTAGAAAGGAAGTTCTTCCTTCAACTTTGGATCGTAGAAATACATATACATCGAACCAATCTCGATATTGGAGTTTAATTCACCAATATCAGATTTCATTACGCTGTTCTGAGACAACCTCGCGCCCACGAGATTCTTAACATTTCGCATGTACCAATCCATGGACTTTTGTCCATCACCTGCTTGGGCGCGAAGTCTCTGAAACGGATTTGCCAATTACCTACCTTGTCCTCTGTATGCTTTATAGTTAGCACGTTTACGCTTATTCATGGTTGAAAACTTTATCGAAGAGGCACTACCACCAATTGATGTCTTACCCTTCTTTTGATTAGTAAAGGAAATCTTAGTATTTCCGCCACCTGATTTTGCTTTTGCCATAGATATTCTCCTTCTTATTTATTACGGATTCCCAACTCGTTCTCAGTTAGGATGATGAATTTCCATCCTCTATCTTCACAAAATTCAGTAGCAAATTTCCACTTTGCTTGGTTTACACCCCATTGCATAACTTCCTGTAGAAACTTCTTTGTTTTTCTAGCAGGCACTTTGGGTTCTTTAGTAAACTTCTGCGGTTTTACCTCAACCAGATACTTCTTCGTAACACCACTTTTTTCTTGAACCTTGATATAAAAATCCACGAAATATCTATGTACTCGATTATCTAAAGGAGAGATATATGGTATGGGCAACTCTTCAGATCCCCATTCCAATATGTTGTCGTTATTATCGCACCACTTCATGAACTTCAGTTCCCAACTGGAGCGATAAACAATGTTGTTCGGATTTCCAATATATTTCTTTGGATGCTGTATTTTATACAGACCTTTCAAAGATTCCTTGCCATAACTCATATAAATATTCCAAACTCTATACTTAATAGGATATTTATTCTAGATGGCATTAACTCCTGCACCCGCACCTCCTGCGCAAACTCCTGCTCCAGGAGCAACTGCACCTGCTGCTGCAACAAAGGCACCTGACGCTAAGAAGGAAAGCAGATTCAATAGAGGCAAACTCGTTGAGCAAACAGGCAATCCATTAGAAACAACACTCACTGTAAACAGTAAACGATATCCATTAGAACTTGGTCAGTCAGACGAATACCCACATTGGGTTGTATTCTATCCCTTAACTCGCGAAGGAACTAAGGCCAGTCAAGATTTATTAAAATCTGGACAAGGTATTATTTTTGATCAGTCCGATCAAAATCGAGCGGATCCACAGAATAATATTTCTGCTACTCTTGTTGCTGGCGCAGTAGCAGGATTTACTGCTGGTGCAGCAAGTGGACTGGGTGAACTACTCAAGAGTAACGGCGGAAAAGTAGTAAACCAAGGAGCAACTAAAATCGGCGGACCAGTTTCAATGGGATCTGCTCAACTTGGTAAAGTTTTCGGAGATATTATAAAGGGGACAGCGGTTGGTGGTGCATATGGTGCAGCATCTGCAGCAGTTGCTGGCGAACAAAGACTTGTCTTCGGGCAGGATGAAATTGTTCTCCACATTCCAGATAAAGTTGTGTCAGGATATAGTGCAAACTGGGAAACCGCAGATCTCGGCGGACTGGTCGGCGCTGTTGCTTCTGGTAAAATGTCAGCAGATTCATTGTTCAATAAAAATGGTGAATTTGATGCAGGAACAGCGATGCGTTCTGGTGGTGAACTTGGTGACTATGCCTTGAGAAAACTTGGTAAGGTTGCAAGTATTGCTGGTTTTGATAATATAAGCAATGTTGTTGCTGCGACTTCTAAGAAAGTCGAAAATCCATATAAGGAACAACTATTTCGTTCCATGGGTTTTAGAAAATTTGCGTTTGATTATAGGTTTTCTCCCAAGAGCGAGGATGAAGCAGAAGAAATTTTCGGTAAAGATGGTATCATACAAACCTTCTCGAAACACATGCATCCAACAAGAAGTCAAAATGGATTGTTTTTAACCTACCCATCAGAATTTCTTATTATCTATTACCACAATGGTGAAGAAAATAATTACATTAAGAAAATTTCTAATTGCGCATTGACAGACATGAATCTAGAATATGGCGCAGAAGGATTTACAACCTTCTCAAACGGTTGTCCTTCTGAAGTGACAATTCGGTTACTATTTACTGAATTGGAAACTCTAACCACAGATAGAATTGAACAAGGATTCTAAGATGCTTTTTTCCATGTTTCCTCTTTTGAGAATAGAAAATCTACCAACAGGACCTGCAATCGTAACTGATATATTTCGCAGAGTTTCAATGGATCCGTTCAAAAAAAATATAGTTCTTTTACAAGAAGTAACTATTCCCGACGGATTTACCATCGAACAAGTTGCAGATAAGTATTATAATCGACCAGATTATCATTGGGTTATCATGGTCATCAATGATATAATTGATATCCGAAAAGAATGGCCCATGAGTAATTCAGATCTTCTGTCATATTCTAAAAAGAAATATGGTGAAACTGGAATATACGAAACACATCATTATAGAACAGTAGATGACGATAAATTAATTGTGGATTATGATGCCACAGATCTTGCGAATGGAGATATCGAAGAAGTGACTAATATACAGCATGAAGAAGAATTAAATGATTCAAAGCGAGAAATTAAAATGTTAGAATCTAAGTATCTTGGAGAATTCGTCTCAGTATATTCGAGTATGATTAGTGGTAGATAAACATGGTCGATAACAGAGTAGATCCAGCTGGGTCAGTTCCAGCACAACAACCAAAAGCATCTAGAGCAGTAACTATTGATGATGGTTTGCAAAAACCAGGTGATGTAATTATCAATCAACTGTTGCTCAACACAGTAAGTTCTGACTTTTCATTGGATTTAAAACCATACATGATGGAATTTCATCTGTATGAAGATATTTTTTCGCCAACTTTACAAGGTTCGGTGGTAATTCGCGATGCGATAAATCTTATCGGTAAACTTCCTATTATTGGTGATGAAATTTTAACTGTTGATATCCAAACACCATGGGGTGCTTTGGCAGGAGAAAATAAATCCAATTTGGGATCTTTTGATCCATTGAATAAAATTCAAAAATCTTTCTCTGTTTATGCGGTAAAAAATAGAAAACTCAACAACGACAGAGAACAGTATTACCAATTGTTTTTTTGCTCGATTGAAGCATCTACCGATAATATTATTCGGTTGAGTCAAAAATATGAAGGTACTACAGACGAAATCGCATTTAAGATTTTTGAAGAAAATATTTCGACACCTCGCATTTTCACAAACAAACAAGCGGTTGATAATGCAGACGACAAAACACAACTATTCATTGCGGACACTCCCCATAGTTCTGTAATAACATTTGTTCCTCCGATGTGGTCGCCAATTCAAACTATTAATTGGTTAGCAAAAAGATGTATTGGTTCTGAGTACAAATCCCCAACGTTTCTTTTCTTTGAAACGACGAAAGCGTTTTATTTGTCATCTATCGAAGAATTGGTGGCATACCAGTTAGAAAACAATCAAATCTATTCAGATTATGTGTATCATCCAAACATAAATGAACTTGATACAACTTCTTCCGTATCTAAAGGATTTGCTACAGTCGAAGCGATGAACTTCTTGACCAACTTGGATATTATACAAAGTCAAGACCTTGGACATTTTGCAAGCACGGTCCATTCCTTTGATCTCGTTAAGAAAGATTATACTCCATATACTTATGATCATGGTTTCAATTTTAATGGAAAACCAGATCAACCGATAAAGCACATGGAATCATATAAGTTCGTGGCAGATTCCAAAGGTGCTGGTTCTTATCAATATGATGAAACTAGAAAATACAACATGATATTTCCAATAAATGTTTTACGTTCTGGAGATAATAGACCATTTGTTTCTACAGTAAATCCAGGAGTATTAGACTCAACGGAAGATTCAATCGATCTTCATCCTGAACAGTTTGTAGCGCAACGCAATAGTTCTTTGATGGATATAACTAC